GCAGTCTTACCAGCAGCAACAAAAGGATCTAAAGAACTAGGTAAAGTTGATCTAAGACCTGACGAACTAACGCTATATACTTCAATCGTATAATTACCAGCAATAGTATCTAAAATCTCATAACTTTTAGCACCTTCTACAGTACGAGAAACATAGTTTCCTTTTTCATACCTCCATCTGACATAAACATTATCAGTAGAAGTAGTCCAACTGACAATAATTTTTACTCTTGCAATACCAGTATTTTCATAAATAACTTCTTCTGCTGTTACACCTGTAGGAGAAGCTGGAGCAACATCTAAATTAGTAATATCTCTAGTAGTAAGAGCAATACCACTCTCTATATGATTATATTTTCCTGAGTTATATTGACCTGCGGTAACTACATAATTTGATCTATCTTCTTCAGTAACAGTTAAAACTCTCCAAGTAGAAGTCAAAATATCATTTGTTTGATAAACCCAAACACTATTAACATTAGGAGCACTCGAAAAGTGTTGTCCTAGATTAACTACACTCCCTACTATTGAAGTAACTGTCTTATTCTCAACACTTCCATCAGATAAAACAGCAGATAAAGTAGCCCCTATTTTATAAGTTAAATCTGTTGTATCATCTACTGTTACGGAATTTGTGGTAGCAGCTTGAATACGACCTCCTCTACGCTCTCCACTTCTTACAGGGTCAGCTATTTCGATAATCTGTCCAGGTCTAACAATAACCCCTGCATCTATCGAAGTCGCAAAAGTGACCACTTCACGCTCTACGTTTTCCATATAAAGCAACCATTTAGCAAGACGATTTGCCTGTCCTCTACTCGTACACGCAAAAGCATTTATATTTTTAACTATTGATCCATACCTAGTTTGGTTGGCAGTATCAATAACTTCTTCGTAATTCACATCTCTTTGGTCTAAATCTAAATATTTTGCGACTACTACTGTTGGCCTCATCTTTTGACTTGTATTTTGATAAGTAAACCCAGGAGGTAGAACATTAGCAAGAGTAAATAAATAACTAGAATCTTTAGGAGAATCTTGTGTAAGAGTAAGACTACCAGCTTGATAATATGGCATAGCTCTAAACACAGAGCACATCTGATTAATTACGTTATACGCTTCCTGTTGGTTTTGAATTGACACATTACAACTAAATCTAGGCTCTGTATTACCTGTACCTGTTCCATCATCTATTTGAGTAGAACAATAAAGAGATGCTTGATAAAAACTAAATTTATCTAAATCAGCTTCGACAAGATGAGCACCTAACCCATACCTAGAAGATGTCAGAAGATCATATAAACACCAAGCAGGATCATTTGTATATTGAGCAGCACCTAATGTTCCATTAAACGTACCAGTGTAAGATAAGCTTCCATCTGCTCTTACTGTTGCATTATGAGGAATTTTTACTTTAATACCTTTAACTAAATATTGTCTTTTAGGAATGGCAGTAAATTGTTCCGCATCTACTCTTAAACCGATTAACGCACTATTTGGATATGTTCTTTGGTCATACTTTATTTCTACATAATTATTAAATTGAATTTCATTTATTAATTTGGCTGAAGTACTATTAGCAGTAATTCTAGTAACTTTTATATTGACAGGAAAAGCACCATCTAAATTAACTAAATAATCTCTAAGGTAAGGATCAGGAGTCCTACCTGTAATTGTCCCTGCATTACCAGAAATAACAGTTGAGTAAGAACCTCCAGAATATTGAACAGCAATTTCTAATTGAACTTCTGTACCAAAAATATCTCCCTTATCACTAATACTTTGTAAGGCTGGGACAGTAATCGTTACAGATACCGCATCTACATCTGAATCCGTAATCTGAACTACTTTGGGTGAACCTTCAGGAACAGTAGAAAAACCTGTTGGTTTCGTGACCTCTACATTTCTTGTGATAGGAATAGTGGTTTGATTAGAAGTTCCATTTCTAACCTCATAACTAACATCTTTAAAATTGAACGACCCATCAGATGCTTGTAATGGGGTGTTATTGAAAAATATTGATTTTGCACCGTCTACTAATCCACCTATTTCTCCTTCACCAAGAAGATCAAGAACTCTAGCAAAACTTTTAGAATCTAAATTATCTTTAGCTTCGGTAGGCGTTTTATTACCTCCACCTCCACCTTTTCCTCCTCCTGATCCAATAATCTTACTCATACTTCCACCTGTGCAGTTTCAACACCAGCAGATATTACAACTGATCCCGTTAATACCTGACCATAAATAACAGGAACAGCTACACCAGCACGACTTGTATTTTGAATACCACTAAAATTAAAAGACAATCGGGGATCTTGTTCTTGTTGATCAACCGTAGGAACAGGAGTTAACATTTCCCCAATTCCGCTTAGAACTAATGCACCACCTATCGAAATAGCAGCTTTCGTTAACGCTCCTGCGGAAGCAAATCCTGGAGCATACGGAACAGTAGCAGGATTGAAAAAACTTGCAAAAGTAATTCCACCACTTAACATCGCACCTCCTATTAAAACTGCACCCAATAATATTCTTCCAAAACCTCTACCAGAACCTCCGACAACAGGAATAATTTTTATATCTTCATGTCCATTAGGATAATGCAATTCATCTTTCCCTATCTCCCAATCATTAACCGCAACTTTATAATATCTATCTGCCATATGAGCTTCTAACTGAGGAAAATTAACAACCAAAAATCTAATAGCTTGTGCAGTATTAGATACCTCGGCTTCAAAAGTCTTTTGACCTAAGAATTTTCCCAGTTCTCCGTATAGCTTAATTTTACGCAGCATAACGAATCCTCTTACCTGTACATTTTAGCAACCATTCGTCCAATAAATCACGACTTGATAATCTATGTTCCAAATGATGTAAAACGGTTTGTTCTCCTAAGTAAACACCAATATGATTTAATCCGCTACTACAAATTGACATTAATAATAAATCACCCTTTTCTAAATCTTCCTCCTCCTTCAATTCTCTAAATCCTGTTTTTGCAAAACAATTCGCAAACATTGGATTTTTTATAAAATCATCTGGATCATTTGGCCTAATCCAATCTATAAGTTCTATTCCTAATTCTTCTTTATACCAATCTCTACATAGACTCCAACAATCAGTTACACCCCAAACCCATTGTCTACCAATTAAAGGTGCTTTATATCCACAAGGCTCACAATAACCCCATTGTTTTAAATTAGGCTGAACAATCCACCATTTAATACCAGATTTTTCACAAGCAATTTTATCTGCTTCACTTGGTTGAGGACTTGTTACTGGATGACTATGAACAACAGCAATTATTTCTCCCTGATCTTCTGCTTTAGCCCAATCCATAGGATCTAAAATAAATTGATCTTTAGGATTAACAGCTAAATTCTTACAAGGAATATATTTTTCTTTACCTTTAATAACAACTAAAAGACCACAAGATTCTCTAGGATCTTCTTTTATTGCGTGTTTAAGTGCTTTATCCTTCCACATTATGAGAAAAACGTACCAACACCAGGGAAATCAGTAGGTAAAACTTGACGTCTGGGTAATCTCACTCCATGTAAATCGAAACTCGCAGCAAGTTCAAATTCAATAATATCTCTATTTTCTGTTGATTTTCGATCAATATAATACACCTCATTAGGAAATGTAGCAGTAGGATCAGGTGTCCCATGAGGGTTATCACTAGATTCTTGACTTACGAGACTATCATTCTCTTGTAATAACTCACTTTCATCTTCTAATAAAATATCCCCAATATCAAAATTTATATGATCTATATATCTTTCTAAAGTTCTGATCCTTGTAACTTTTGCTCCTTCTAATCCTTGAGGCAAAGTCAAAAGTATTGTTGTAAAAGTTCCTACAAGATTAGAAATCCTTAATGTGGGTCTAGGAAGCTGTTTACCATTAAATTCAAACCCATCAGCTTCAATAGGCATCCTTGTATATTCAACATTATCAAAAATAAGATTGCCATTATTGTTTTCACTCACTCCGTTATGAAAATAATAAGTTGTATTTGCACCATGAATTGTACTATCTAGCTGTAGTTGAAAAAGTTCAACAATATTACTAGGATTTATCTTCTGTAGTTCTGATACAGGAGTAGCCATTATGGTTCAAATACTTGTTGGAATGTCATAGATAAACTGGCTCTATTTAAAAAAGGTATTCTTTTTGTCCAACCCAGACATATCCATTTATAAGCAGTAGAACTACCAGGAGGAGTCCAATCAAAAGATGCACAATCATCTGCTCTGGCTTCTAAAAATGTTTCTATAGTATCTGAATCTGTCTCTGAAACATCGAAAGTTAAACCCCAAATAGCAGGTCTTGTATTCAACCCAAATTTAATTCGGTGTTGGTAGCCATCATTAAACTCTGTAGTGCGTATGGCAGGGTTAGTTGTTTTTTGTGATCCATAACTTGGTTTGATCGAGGGGAAAGTAGCCATTATGTTAATAATCCTCCAGGCCTTCTTTGTTTAATCAGTTCTGATTGTATCGCTGCTGAAAGCATTTGTCCTAACTCTCGACCTTTCTGTTCATCACCTTCAACAGAAGAACCAGAAGCATCTACATTTATTGCGATATTTGTTGAACCTGCATTGAGATTTTCATTAGAGGTAATACGACCTCCTGCATTTGGAGTAAATAATTCTGGGCCACGTTCACCAACAACATAACTCTTACCAGCACTAACAGGACCACCATTAGCTCTAAAGAACTTACCAAAACCAGGAATACTACTGAGCAAAGAATTGACACCAAATCGAATTAATGACCTCTGAATCTCCGAGAATACAGACCTTGCAACATCACCTAACGTTTTTGTTCCTTCTATTGCTCCTTCAATGGCAGTAACAATTCCATTCTCAATACTGGTAGCGATATTTTTATATAAGTCTAAAGTCATTTGAAGTTGATGATTTTCAATTTCTAACCTCTCATTTGTTTCTAATTGTTTTCTTGCTTTAATCTCTAAATTCTCAAGAATCTCTTTATCAAGCCCAACATACTTTTCCCTTAAAACAGCAATAGCAGACTCAATCCCAAAAGAACTTCTTAAGGATTCATTTTTTGCTCGTAAATTACCTGTTTCAGTTTCAAGAAGAGCCATTGCTTTATCCATATCATTCTTTCCAAGACCACCACTTGTTATACCGAATCCTTTTAATATTGGGTCTAAAGCTGAAGTAATATCTTGGAGAGCCTTATCAGTTCGACCTGCAAACTGAAAATTTCCTGGGCCTACATTGGTATCGATTGCACCTATTGGATTAGTAGCTAACCTATTCATCCAATTTGTAAACGTACCTTTTCCTTTTTCATCCCTTGACCGTTTATTGCCTTCCAAAAATTCTGTAAATTTCTGAGGACTTGCCTTTTCTAATGCCCTTAACTGATTACTTATTCTTGATTCTAAAACTTGTCTCCCTAGACCAGTATTTATCATTTCAATAATACGACCCAATGGTCCAGCCGATAATAATTGAAATTGCGTTGTTAATAAACCAAATTGCCTAGTAAGTTCTTCCATTTCTGAACTAAACTTTTGTACACCGTCTAAAGAAAGAGCTCCTAAAGAATTACTTAGATCTCTAGTAATAAGTTCCGTTAACTCTGCTTGTTTGCCTTGTCTTTTTAATGATTCTGCTTGTTTTTGTATGGCTTTACTACTAAATAAATTGCGATCTGTCATCATTTTCAAAGCATTGTCAGTAGTATCTAATGCTTCACCAAATTCTCTTAGACTTCCAACCATCCTGTCTAAAGAAGAACCTACAACTGTACCTAATAAAGAAAAAGCAAATCCAAACTGTCCACCTTTTGCACCCCCAATACCGCCACCAATACCACCACCAGCTGCAGCACCTAAACCTTGACCAAACAATAAAGGAAACATACTACCGATAACCGCATTTGATCTAGCATTAGACATCCTAGCTTGTAAATCTCTTCCTCTTCTTACTCTCAATAATCTATTCTGTCTCCTCTGTATTCTTTTTTGTGCCATTATAGAATTTTGTACTTCAGAAGAAACTTGTGGACCTTGCATTATTGGAGATGCCATTCCTGGTCCTATTGGTCCAGAATATTGATTCAATAATGACTGTTTATTTTCTACCTTCATTCTTCTCAACTCATTATTTTGTTTATTAAGTTGTTTTGTTCTTTCTTTTGCTGCTTCTGTCTGACCTATTTCCATTTGAAATAATTTATCTTGTATTGCCATTCTTTCTTTTAACGAATTTTCAATTCTTACACTCTGTCCAAATAAACTCTGACCAGCTGCTAATGAAGAACTCGCACCTGTAACCAATCCAGTATCAGGGAAAGGAGAAACAGGACCAATAGCAGAACTATATTGATTAGCACCTCTTGATAGTTTTCTTCTTCTACGTTGTATAGAACTTGCAACAGGATCTCTACCAACACCCGTTCCAGGTAGATTCATAGCTCCTGTACCTCTCAACCTTTGTAAAAGAACGTCACGTTGTTGATACTCTTTATTAAGATCCTTTTCTGCTCTAATTAATTGCCTTGCAGCTTTCTCCTGTAACCTTGTTCCAGATGCTACAGCATTAAAATTATTCTTTGCCTGACCTAAACTTTTATTTAAATTATCAAAACTTTTGACTAAAGCACCAACTGATGTTTCTTGTACTTTTACAAGTTCATTTACTGCTTTTATTTGTTTTGAAGTAGTTTCTAATTGTTTATTAAACCTAGTTATCTTTTCACTACCTTTAATGGCAATACCAATATCAACAGTATAATTAGCCACTTGCTATAAAGAACTAAGACATTTCTCCTATATTACCTTGTTTTACCTCTTAAAGCACTAGGTTTTTGAGTTTGATCTCTTTGTTTTTCATATTCTTCTCTTTCTAACTCATTATAAGCAATCCATCCTAATAACTCTTCTACTGTCAGTTCATTACATAATTCATTAACAGTCTTACCTAATTCTTTAGCCAACGAATATATAAATCGCCAATCATTATTTGCTTTTCAAATCAGCCTTTGCTGTCTCGACCTCCTTATTTATTCCTGCTTCTATCATTGCTAGTTGTATTTCTTGTAATATATTTGCCTCGATTTCTCTTCTTAACGAAGCTTTATCTCCGTCTTGAAATAATCTATCACCGTTTTTGTCTAATGCTTTCTCTATCATTAACTGAAGAGCATAATTATTTGCATCATCAGAACCACTCTTTTTTTGAATCGACTCCCTTTCTGCAATAGTCAAAGGATGCCAATAGACAGTAAGAATAATCTCGTCATTCTGTTTTACATCATGTTTATAAAGTTGAGAAACACCAAATTTGTTCTTCAGAAGGTCAACGGCTCTAGTCATGTTATTGTATAGCTATTATTAGTATACTAGGCATTTGCCGTAAATTGGCAAGATATTAAGCCAAGAAAATGTGAAGAATCATCTAATTCAATAGGAGCAG